TCTATCACTTCAGCGTGGATAGACTGTTCAATATCTCTAGTATTGCCACACTCACACTTGAAAGAATGAATCATAACTGCACTGCCTCCTCTACCGGTAGGTAGCCTATAAGTTTATCAACTTTACCGCTTCTACCAAACTGAGTAGTAGCAGGAAGGTATTTAACCTCCCATATAGGCTCAGCTAAATCCATTAGGTCAAAAGAAAAGACACCCAAAGGTGTCGAGTTGATGTAGAAGGGGATAAGATCTCGCTCTGCTGATTGGGTGATGAGCTTGCGATACTTCATCTCTTCTATCAGTAGCGTGGGATAGTGCGTAGCCCTGCACTTGAGTTCTATATAGTGACCTGCCTGCTTGGAGATACAGTCAAAGGAGTTAAAGATACCAATAGACTTCTCTAAGTCTGGGTAGAGAAAGGTTTTGAGGTAGTCAAAGAGTTCAACTTCTTTCATTTGAAGGGACTCACCCCACCTAACTCATCAATCAGATTACGCAAAGCAGTAGAGCAGCGCCGGTCTGCAGTAGATACGGCGCACTCTAACTGTCCTGCTATCTGTTTAAGGGTAAAGGAATCAAAGTGGCGCAGGCGAAGCAGCACCTGATCTTCAACTTCTAGTAAGAGATAAGCCTTCTTTATATCAATGAGCATAGCCAATAGGTTGCCACCCTCTGCCGGTGATGACTTGCCTTTAGGCTGCCCATCTTGGACCATATGTTGTGCTACTTCTATGACGGTATCATTTTGTACTGATGCAATAACAAAGGGAAGCAACTGACCTACGGTTACTCGCTCATAGTAAGCCTCATCGTTGATGAAGTAGCCAGACTTAACTGCCTTCTCCTTGCGAACGTAGCGCTCAGCAATACGCCTCATCTGCCACGCTATCTTCTGCTCATTGTGTTTGCGCTTGTCTGTATCTGGCTCTGATAACTGCTCAATTAAATACTGCGAACGGGTCAGCGCCCACGTCAAACACTCCTGCTTGATATCATCACGCTCTACATACTGGTTGTATCTGCGATAGATGGTCGAAGCAACTGAGCTTGCCAACTCGTAGACTATTGGATATACCTCAGTCACAGTCCGGCAACCCAACTTCCATTATGTGAGCTAAGTTTAATAGTTTGATAGCCAGAAAATCTATGTAGTTACTGGCATCTGCCAGCTCTTCAATGAGTTCTCGTATGGTATCTGATGGTGTAAAGGACTCAAACTTCTGCCCTTGGGCTATAGCATATTGACTATGGCCTACACTCTTGACGCGGCTTGCACGAAGGGAGGCAAAGGATTCAATGAAAGATACCAAGTCCTGCGTAGAGACACCAACTGCGCGATAGCCAGTAACTGCAGGGTGATCTACTAACGGGTTGGTTGAGGGCGCACTACTAGTATCTCGCTTGGGTATTGTGCTTGCAAGATCTGAAAGCCCATACGCTGCAAAGTCTGTATCATTGTGTCCCATTCTTGCCTTGTCATTGTCATACATTGGACTCTCCAATCAAGAGCTTGCGTGTATCTTCCATCCCGTGTTTCAAATAATAGTCGTTGATGTCCATACCTGCAGGCAAGGTTACTATAGTTGAGTTCATCACCTCGTTTGCGACACGCTTGGCAAACTCTGCCCCTGGATTAGAACCATCTTCTTTAATATCGTTATCGCCTACTACATAGACAGTCTCATAGCCACCAAAGAGCTTGGGAAAGTGTGACTTCCACGCTGCAACTCCTGGTACTCCAACTGCAGGTATACCCAAGACACCGGAAGTAATCACAGTATCTAACTCACCCTCACAGATAACAATATAGGGCGACATAATAGTTACATCAATTACATTGTAGAGATGTGACTTCTGCCCAGTAGGTGAGCCATACTTAGGTTTTATATCTTCTAATCTGCGAAACTTAAAGCCTACACAAGATCCACCGGCAGTGATATAGGGAATAGAAAGCCAGCCCTCATACATCTCGTGACCGTTAATCGGGTCGGTGATGGTGCCAAGTTCAAACATAGCTGCCACTGCATCAGAGATTCCACGTTCTTCTAGCACGTTTAAGGTTTGTGGATTTATTGCCTGAGCGTATCGTTGCGCCGCTTCCAGCAGCAATTTCGATTGCGCGTTTGAGGCCATCTTTGAACTCCAAGTTCTCTAGTATGCACACTAAACTTACTGCGTTGCCACCCTTACCGCAGGTGTGGCAGAAATATAGATTGTCGTATGTGTTAATTACTGCAGAGCGGCGAGAGTCATCGTGCAGGCAGCATCGAACAGATGCAGACTTACCCTCACGTACCTCGCCACCATAGTTAGTAACGATTGCAGCTATGGGGATTGCGTTTGCATCAACGGAACCCTTGAATCTTTTGACTTTACCCAACCTGTTCCAGTCTTGTGTTGGCACACGCACCCCTTATCTACACACTTTTCGTGCCAGTGTGCTGAGCGTTTGTAGTGGGCTAGGCTGTTCTCAACTCCACCTTTAAGACAATTCGGACAGATCATTATTTTCCTTTGCTGCTTGAAATGCTATTTGATTCTTTGTGTATTCAATACCCGCATCAAAGCCTGCATTATATCCTTCATCAAATGATGCACTCCTAGCGTGCTGTATGCCTGCTCCTTTTAATCGTTTACGATTCTCAGGTAGACCTATCTTGGTCGTCATCTTCATCCTCCTCGTTTAATATAACTTCTGTTTCTAGTATCTCTGACGTGGTGATTTCACCTTCTGGTACTGGCATTATTACTTCTCCTTTATCTCAGATTGAATTGCTTGTTTGAATGTATACCTTGGTTTCCAACCAAGTTTTTCCCTATTATCTATAACAGGGATAGTGGACATATCTTCTATGCCCAACACTGTGTTTTCAATGTGATGGTTATTTTTCTCATACTCTGCTACCACATCAAGCATTGTTCTTGATTCTCCAGTAAAAATATCTGTAATAAAAAAACTATTGTTTTGCAGGTACTTCATTGCCATTACATTTGCCCTAGCTATGTCTAGGATATGCACATAATCTCTAGTTGAAGTGATACTGTTTATTATTATTTTTGGATTTCGACCAATGATTGAAAATATATTTGTAGAGCCATAGTCGTTGACGGTCTTAGTCTTCCCAACGATATTAAAATATCTTAGAACGGCTAATTTAGGACATAGATAGCCTAGTATCTTCTCTTCTACTATCTTTGCTTTGGCATAGGCACTAGAGGGGCTGTAAACGGCTGCAGAAGAAGCAAACACAACAGGAATAGAGGACATCTTAGCAACAATAGCTACGGACAAGGTTGATAAAATGTTATTGAAGTAATATAACAATGGTTTCTTTAGTGACTCTGGGATAGATTTTTTTGCAGACAAATGTATTATACATATTGGACTTTCAATACTAAGATAATTAAATATATACCTTGTATCCCTGCCAATTTTTCTGTCTATTTCAATTACCCTATATCCAGAGTCTTCCAAAAGTTCTTTGGTTGCCGTCCCTACATATCCACGAGATCCAGTTAGTACCACCGGTCCTGTTGCTTTTGGTACTGGCATTATTATCTTTCCTTTAACCATTGTGCTAGATCTTGTATGACCCAGGCTTGTTGTATTGAAGAGTTGCGACGCTTAACTATTACGTAAGCAGGAGGAACTTCCCCAAGCCCACGAGCTTTTGAATAGTTAAGCGCCTCAACTTGTGCTTCTCTCCAGAACTGGGGCAGGGAAAGTGTCTGCCTGTTCTTGAGTTCTAGTATGTATGTGGCCCCCGCCACTACACACACTATATCTCCTTCATCCTTACTGCCAGCTTTAGTCAAGCGTTCAGCAAGGACACCTGTTTGTTTGCGTAGCCACTTGAGAACATCAGTCTCAAAGGTTGCGCCCTTAGTCTTGTTGTACCGGCTCATCTGCTATAACAACCTTGTTAATCTTATAGACAAGATTACCTTCCTCATCCTTAACAAGTTCAACAATTCCAGCTTGCAGGATTGCACCAACGAAGTTAGCCAAGTCTGCCTGCAATATATCAACTCGCTTTAATAGTTGATCGTACTCACTCCTGCTGCGCCATTCCATTAACTCAGACATTGTATCCTCCGTCATATCCCTTGAGCACATCTTGTCGTAACATTCTTCCGAATGTATCTGTATCACCTATCTGACACGCTGCATAGTTTACCAGTAGGGTTGCATAATCACTAGCATCTGCAAAGTGTGGCCCAAAACGATTCTTAACTGCTGCAACGTATAGACTTGCCTCTCCTGGGTCATAGCCAAGTGTTAAAATCAGCGCCGGTAGTTGACTGACCTTACCGTGAATAGATCTGCGATGAGGTGGCTTACTAGGTGAGCCATACTCTGATTGCTCAGAGACGTGGTGCAGTACTAGTACGCAAGCCTCGGTCTTTCGTGCCATATCGTGGAACTCCATCATAATTGCACGAAGTCCAGCCCATTCGTTATCTGTCTCAGCAGTAACATTCATTAAGTTATCAATGACTATCAACTCTGGGGCCTGACCATAGAGTTCTACGTAGGCTCTGATCTCTAACTCAATGTCATCAAGACTAGGGGAGGAGTCAAAGACCCATTTGATGTGACTTAACTTTGTAAAGTATTGGTCGTAGTAGTGCGTATTGGTTGCTAGATTAGTTTCAACACTTAACTGTGAATGACCTGATACGTGTGATGCCCCACGCATCATCACTGTAGTTGTATCAGTATCTGCTGAAAAAAATAGCGTTGGTACCTTTGCTTTGATAGCATAGATAAGAGCGAACATAGACTTACCAGCATTGGGAGCTGCCGCTACCATACACACTTGTCCACGTCTGAACTTAATCTGCTTTGCTTTAAGTCCCTGCCATACGTCCGGCAATGGTGTTGCTTTGGTAAGCACACCACCCCAGGCTCTGGATAACTCAAGCAATGTTTTTCCTTTTCAATTTTCTTAGACGACGAATCGAACTACGATCTCTATAAGTTAAACCGCCCCAGATGCCGTGAACTTCATTAGCGATACCCCACTCAGCACACTCGCTCTGATGTGGACACGTTCTACAAATTGACTTTGCAAACGCTGCATCACGTTGACTTGTCCCTGATACTTCTATATCAGGAAACCAAAAGTCACCACCTACACTTGCACAACTAGGAGCTTCGTAGGACCTCGGCTCCTGCATTTCTCATCGAACCCAGATAGTGTCGCACTTGTCCATCGCACCCTTGGGTGCAGCACACATATATCCCTTCCAAGGTCCCTTAGCTGATGTGCCTGAGCGAAAAGCCATCTCTCCGTGACGACATTGATGTACACCACCGGCAGCGTTAACTGATGCTGGTTGTGGCGCTGCAACACCAGTTGCATTGAAAGCATCTGCAATTGATTCAGCAGTTGGTGGTGCTGGATGACCGGCAACGCGAGCAGTGTTGAGATCGGTACCAGTTGCCTTAATGTTTGTTGCGTTCATAGCAAGGTCTGCAAGACCTGTCTCTAGTTCTTGTACTGTTGCAGCGTACAAGTTTACAAGTGTTCCATCTGCCAACTTGTAATTGACTTGGAACTTTGTTCCCTCTGTTGCCATTTACTTTCCTCCACTTTGTTTGATAGATAACCTTTGGCTTACCTCGCCAGTCTTCTTAGGAATAAACCCAAGAAGTTTCTCAACTTCATCGCTATCAACTGTAGTTCGTCCAGCGATTGTGGTCCAACTTACTTCGATACCGCTATTAGTAACACCTAGTAGTCCCTCAAAACTTGCCTTGAGAGAGTCTTGGGTCTTCTCTAATTCTTTAATTTGTACGCCTAATTGTAAATATAATAGAGCGTTCTTGTCAACGTCTGCATCAGCAATGATTACATCACTGACTAGTGTACGTCCTTTTTTTAGACCAACGCATCCCATCTCACCTGATGAGTCGTAGTACTTGCAATAGAACTGGCAGTAGCTTGCATCCTTCTCAGGATCTGGTGCATCCTTTGCTTCTTTCACAACTGATAACCAGGCTAGCGCCTCTAGTGCTATGGACTCATTGTAGTTTTCTGTATGTACCTTTACATCTCGCTCATCGCCATCTCTGGCAATAGCAACAAGGGACACTCGCTCAACCTTATGATTGTTCTTTGCTAATAGGTAACCGTAGAGCTGGACCTGCCAACGCTGTTGCGTTGATGGGAAGTAGCCAAGGTTTCTTAACTTACTAGTCTTCCAGTCAATTACATCTCCGGTACTAGGAACATAGGCGTCAATGTGTGCCTTCATTCCTTCGTATTCAACTTCTGTTTCAATCATTACATCTGGGTTACCTGCAAGCGCCTTCTCAATCTCTGCGTGGATAGCAGTTCCCATAATGGCAGCCAGCTTTAACTCGTTATCGTTAGTCTCTGGTTGGTCATTGATTCGATACCACACCTTACGACGACAGCCACCTACCTCTGATGGGCCAATCTGTACCTGTGTGGAGCGTGAGCGCTTAGCATCTCCTGCACGTAGTGCAGTAAGTAATAGTTCTTTAGGATCTGTTGGCATCATTTAGAACCTACAAAAAATCCCATAGCAAAACATAGAACCATCGCAATAAAAATTACAATAGTTATTAAGTGTTCTTTATTCATTAGAACTCCAGACCAATCCAAAAGAAAATCAAATCAATCTGAAATGTGTACCTGTCAATAGAAAAACCAAACGCTACTCTTCTAAAACTAT